CGAGGGCCTTGGTGTCGACCGCGAGGACGCCGGAACCGCGAACCGTGTTGGACACGGACGCACGGTGGCCGTCGAGCTCGGAGGTCTCCAGGCCGAGGCGGAAGTTCGGGTAGAGCTTCTGCTCGGACGAGGTTCCACGCAGCGCCGAGAACTTCGCGGCGTACGTCGGGTCGAGGGCGATGTCCCGCGGAACGAAGCCGTCAGCGAGCACCAGCGCGTCAGCCGCGTCGAGGCTCACGTAGGGCTTGTCAGCCGCGACGTACTCGACCAGGTTGGTCGTGTCCGTGAGACCACCGTTCATGGCGGCCACAACGGCACCACCAGTCGGGTTGATCTCGTGGAACACGCCGAAGTCGAGCGCGCGGGAGAGCGCCGGCTGGATGAGAGCCAGGATCTCGTCGACGACCTCGAGCTGCCGGTCCTCGTCGGCCCACAGAACTTCCTCGTTCATGCGGAGGGTCTTGTGGAACTTGAACGGCTTGATCGTCTTGCTGGTGGGCGTGACGGTCGAGGCGCCCTTGTCGCCACCTTCAGCGACATACTCGGCCTCGCCGATGTCGAAGGTCCAGGACTCGCCTTCACCGAAGGTCATCGGGGTCTGGGCGGACAGGCTCGCAACACACGAGCCGTTGCTGATCGCCCCCAGCCAGGGGGTGATCTTCTGCTTGGGGATCGAAAGTGATCCGGTAGCCAGAGAAGTCATGCGTTGGTTCTCCTAGTCAGTGTTGGCGCGTGCGAACAGCTGCCGCGCAAACTCGCGTGACTCGTCGCTACCCGCCGGGGGTGGGGTGATGCCCTCGCGGGGCACGTGGTTGCCGTGGTCGATGTGGTCGGACTCCCGTGCGGCGAGGCGCTTCGCGACCGTGGTCAGCGTTTCCTCGTCGTCTGAGGTGAGGAACAGGTCGGCGTCCTCATCCGAGATCCCGTGCGCGGCCTGCACGCGACGCCGAAGCGCCTCACGCTTGCTTGCCTGGATCTCGGTCTCGAGGGCCGCGATCCGCTCCTCAGCGGTCTCGGCCTTGCCTGCCTTCGCCTTCAGGTCGTCGTAGTCCGCATACTTCGTCTTGGTCGCCTCGCGCTCGCGCTTGAGGCGTTCCGCAACGATGCGGTCCACGTCGGCCTGGGTGAAGGTCTGGTCCTTGCCCTCGTCCGGCTTGTCTCCGGGCGTGGGCGTGGGGTCGTCGCTCATCGGGTTCTCCGTGCCTCGTCAGGTAGTGCTCCGGCGTTGAGCGCCGCCGTGGCGCTTACCCCCGCGAATGGGGTGGTCTGTGGGCGCGGTCAGCCGCGCGCGTCGGGAAAGTTGTGGTTCAGGTACTCGCGCAGCGCGGCCCGTTGAGCAGGGGTGCGCTTCTTGCGGGAGGCGAGGTACTGCATGACGTCGGCCCTAGGCGCGTCCGGGTTGAATCCGGGGCCGACGACGCAGTGACAGTTGGTGTGGGCGGCGAAGTCGACCGTGGCGTCGGTGTAGACCGCGCCCTTGTCGGCGAGCATCACGCAGAACTTGCAACCATCCGGCCGCGCGTACCGCTGCCAGCCGACCGCATCAGGATCAGCGGCCGTGTTGCCGGTCATGGTGTCCCGGAACCCGCTCGCCACATCCTTCTGAATCTCCGCCTCGATCAGCGCCAACGACTCCGCCAGCGCCTCCTCAAACTCACGCTCGACGATGCCCCGCTCGATCTCATACAGGGAACGGGTGCTGACAGCGACCGCCGCCGACACAAGTTCGTCAGTGACCAGGACCAGCGGATTCGGGCGAAACACCCGCGACGGGGTAGCCGCCTCACGCAGCTCCTCGTACCAGTCGAGAGCCAACGCCGCCGTTCCGGTCGCGTACTCCTCCACGATCAACGGAGCAGCCGCAAACAGCGCACCACGCACGCCCACAGGGGTCTGTGGAGCGTTTGCAGTGACCGCGCGGACATCTGCCTTCGCGGCGTCCGTTACGACCGTCAGATCGGCCCGAATCTGCTCAGGCGTCGTCATCGGCGCGGCCAGCCAGTCGGCCTAGAACCGCGCGACCCTGCGCCCGCTGCCGTTCCGCAAGCGCCCGGCGAACCTGGTCAGGCGAAAGGCCGGCGATCTCGAGCCCGACCTCCGTCTCAGCGAGCCACGGGAACTTGTCGATCACCTTCGACCCAGCGTCAGCCGCCTGCGCGCGCGAGACGTGGATCGGGTTCCGCCACACGGGCCGAAGATCCAGGGTGTCCGGGACTGAGCCGTTCAGCATCGTCAAGGCGCGGACGGTGGCTGACGCAACATCGGGCGTCCACCCATCGGTCGTCAACTCCGCTTCCGCGATCAGGTCATCACGCGACACCTGCAAGGCGTCCGCGCTCGTCGGGTTCGCGTCACCGATCAGACCAAGCTCCCCGATCGGGATACCTGTTTCACCGGAGAACATCTGCGCCAGCATCCGAAGGTGCGCCAGCTGCGGCTCGGGAGACTGGCCTGAGAACTGCTTGACGTCGGCACGAGGGTTCGCAGCTCCGTCGTCGTCGCCAACAGCCCACACGGCATCCCACGCGGCCTGCCATGCGGCCTTCGGGGAGCCGTCAGCGTTCTGGAACGCCTGCTCCGTAGCACCGAGCAGCACGTACCGCGACAGGCTGAACGCCTCACCGTTCACGTCCGCACGGATCATCGCCCCAAGCGCCTGAGCGTGCATCGACATGACCGCCCGCGAGATCCGCGAGGAGCCGAACGGGCGCCCCAGGCGGGGGCGGTAACGCATCGGGTCCACTGGTACGCCGTAACGGTGCCGACGTCGAGTCACAACCCAGCGACCGGCGGTCTTCGTCATCATCACGTTCAGGTTGGGGAGGTAGAGCGTCATCACAGTCGGCTCACCGCGCTCGTCGAGCTCGTTGATCGACAGGAACGACGTCATCTCACGACGGCGCACATCCCACGTCCCTGTGGACGTGGCCGCGTCACGCGCGGTCGTGATGACCCGCGGCTCCCCGGCCTGCGTGTCACCCTGAGTGGTGACCAGGAACGACACGGCATGGATCAGCGACGACACGCCCGCCTGAGAAATCTCCGAGGTCAGCCGGTTATCCCGAACAAACTCGTCGAGCCCCAGCGAACCCAGATCGGCGCCGTTCACGTCATAGAAGTCGTCGATGTTGCAACGACGGTTGAGCTTGTCGACCGCAATCGCCGACCAACCCAGAACGAAGCGGCGCTGCCGAATCACATTCGGCACGTTCTGACTCATCAGACTGCGCTCGGAGTTCTTCATGTCGTAGAACGCCGCACGGAGGTTGTTGCGAGGACGCTTGGCGCGCCACTGAGCGACCAGCACGTCAAGCGCCTTCTGCTCCGTGACGTTCAGATCGGCAACCGCGATCAGGTTCGGGACGATCGAGTCGACCACTAGACCGTCACCACCCTTCGTCCGCCACCCTTCCGGGTCGGCTTCTTGACATTCGCGTTCTGTGCGCCAATCAGCGCCAGGGTTCCCGCCTGAATTGGGGTGATGTCGGACTCCGCGGTCTTCCGGGACCAGACCCACATGCCGGTGTCACCCAGAGGGCGCTTCCCGGCCGCGAGAGCAGCCGCGGTGAACTGAGGCTGGTCGATGTGATGCAGCCAGCCCGTCACAATGCCGTCGAGGACGCGCGAGCAACCCACGCCCAACTCGGCGACCTTCACGGGCGTCGCCTCCAGAGTGCTGCCCTTGAAGAACCAGCGACCATGCCGCTGCTCGAGCAACGCCGACACGGGGCCGGCGACATCCACGACAACGCTTCGGATCTGAGCGTTGTTGGCCGTCAGGTACTCCAGATGGGGCAGCAGCCACACAACCCCACGACCGCGAGTGTGCTGGTCCTCGTCGAGCTCGAAGTGCCACTCATCGTCAGCGCGTTGACCGGCGAACGCGACCGAAGCCCAAGCCAAATCCGGTCCGACCTCGACGCCCAGCGCGAAACGATCAACAGCCAGAGAGCGTTCGTCGGCACGATCGGCCCACGAGGGCGCGGGGATGATGCCGTTCGCGTTATTGGGTGACCACATGCCCAACCGCTCCATAGCGAACTGGTCATCGGTCATGGCCGTGCGCTCAGCCTCGATCGCCTCCACGGAGATCCGCGTGCCATAGGCCGGATTCGCCTTAGCCCACGTCGCCACATCGTCAAGGTCATCGCCCTCATCGGCCGACCACTCGAGGTACGCCAGGCGCGAGTCCTTACCCTCGATCCCGCGCTGACGGAGACGAGCGAACACCTCACCGTCATCCTGCGGCGTCGGCGGCGTGCCCAGAAGCCACGCCTGAGGGTTCTCGCGGGCAGACATCGTCGGCAAGATTGAGGACCACGCAGCAGAGCCGAGGATCTGTGCCTCATCAAGCAGCAAGCAATCAGCGGAGAAGCCACGGGAGCCCGAGATCGAGCGGGCCTTGATGCGGATCGTGTTCCCACCCTTGAAGCGGATGTATTCGCGGCCAATGGCCTTCATCACGCTATCCACGCGCCGCGAAATGTTCGGGTTCTCGTCAATCGTGTCGAGCAACCGCTGAAAGACCTCACGTGCCGTGTCCGTCTGGTGTGCCGAACAGATGATCGTCTTCTCGTCGAGCAACAACGCGCCGGCCAGGGCGCGAGCCAC